ATAACAATATCTCTCTTTTTAAGATATGTGTAAATAATATTATCCCACATTCTAACTTGATAGAAAACATCGGCATAATTCACTTTTGCGTCATATGCCATTGTTAACGCAAGTTCAATCAATTTCATCTTATCTTCAAGACGGTCAACAAGTTCCACGTCAACAATGTTGTATTCAATGAACTTTTGCCATCCCTTAGTATAAAAGTCTTTGAAGGTATCAAACTCACTGTGATCAAGTTTTTTCTGACCAAGTTCCACCTCAGCAATATAATCAAGTCGATAAGACTCCTGTGCCTTATAAGTAAACTTCTTATAAAGATCCAAGTAGTCAAGTTGAGTAAGTCCACCAATATCAAATGTGGTGTGCTTTCTACCTTGAATATAAGTTTCTCCCTCTGTTACAAGTCCCCAGTTGGAGAAACGCTTCATCAGTTTCTCGCCAAGAACACGATTCAGGCGCTTACAAATATATGGGATATCGTACAACTGAATGTTCCAACCAGTAACAACATCTGGAACATTAACCATCCAATAATTAATGAAATGATTTAGAAGTTCATACTCACTTGGGCAACAATGATAAGTAACATTATTCTGCTTGTTGTTAAAAGGTTTAACCCCCCATGTAATAATTTCTTTAGTTGTATAGTCCTGAATTGTAATCGCAAGGATTTCTTCCGAGCAAGATTCTACATCTGGGAATCCCTCTTCTGAAGCAACCTCAATATCCAGAGTGACTAGTTTGATTTTACTGATATCAAACTTAATCTCATCCTCTGGATATTTTTCGGAAATATATTGGTAGATATATCTATCATTCCCATAGATTTCAAAACCGTCTACGTTTTCATACTTATTGTAAAATTCTCTACAATCACGTATAGTTCCAGGTTTTACTGGTTCAACTGGAGTTCCCTCCAAAGTCTTATACTTAGATTCTTTTTTAGTTTTTACAAATAGAGTTGGATAGAATTCATCTCTATTTTCAAATCTCTTTCCATTTTCATAACCCCTCACTAAAACCTGATTTCCGATCAATTGAACATTAGTATAAAATCGTAGACTCATTACTTAATAAGATCCTCGTATTTTTCAAGAAGTGTTGGAGTTGGATCTGAAAGGGTTAAAATCTTATCCGAACTCATCATAAATGTATTTTGTTTTGTATAACCACATAAAAATGGTTCTAATGTTTGATCACTTCTAACCACAAAAGGATCAATTAGTTTACAATCAGGTTCTCCGATTTCTGCACCAACTTCTTCAATCTGAGTTATCAGAATCAGATTGTTCATCAGTGCCAGAATCTTCACCATTTTGTCTTCCTGGTTCTTCATTTCCCCAAACGTCCTCAACGTAAATTTGTTTTAATCTAGCAATAGGTTCTACAATTGTAACAACCCAATCCGCACCAACTGGAATAACTTTATCCCTAGTCAGAGGGAACCAAGGATACAAAGAAACTTGGTATGCTGCCTTTTTAACTTCCTCAGTACTCTCTTCTTCTAGAATACTAGGATCTCGCATTTTTACAATGCATGGTTTCTCTAGAAAATATCCAACAACTCTACGGTCTTCACCTTCACCGAAAACCATTTCTTTGACTTCAGAAATTACGTCTTCTCCAGATTTTAAAAGTAACAGTTTAATAGTCATAAACACACTCCAGTCTCAATTCATTCTAGCAAGAAAAAAGGGGGAAGTCAACTGGATTTTGCCAGTCGTTCCCCTTGCGCCGACGATATTCAAATCTATTTATTCTCCTCCGTCTCCACCTCCGCCATTTCCACCATCTCCATCACCACCAGCACTTGAACGACTTCTTACAGGAACTGCTTTTCCTTTTGGAATTTTTTTTGATTTTCCCCCAGAATAAACAGTATGGGGAATTGCGTTCTTGTATGCAATGGTTTTGAATTCGTCGAATGATTTCATTTTTTATTTTTATTTAGAGATAATCTTTGCGTTTGTGGTGATCTGGAACAATCTTCCTTAGGTTGACAGAGAGGAGTCCGTCTTCAAAGGATACGTCTGCGACTTCTGTATCGTCTGCCATTGTCCATGCTCTCTTGAAAGATCGTTGAGCCAATCCCTTATGGACGTAGTTGGTGTCGGATTCCTTATCCTCTTTTTGTCCTTCGACAAATAGTTTCCCATCTTGTGTATAGACATAAACCTCCTTCTTCTTAAATCCAGCAAGTGCAAGTTCAAGTCTTGATTCTACGTTGCTTACTTGAACAAGGTTGTATGGGGGGTAATTAGAAGTTGTTTCATGTAGATGAAACAGACGGTCAAAATATTCATCCAATCCAATGCTATTGCGAGTAATCTTATCCATCAGTGCAGGAAGATCCGCAGCAGTATAACGTGCAAGGTTAGTCATTATGGTAGCTCCTTTAAAAGCGAGTTTGTGTTTTGTGGACCCTTACGGCATCCAATACTAATTATACAATAAAGCACAAAAAAGGAGGTGTGGAACCTCCTACAAAATTATTCAGTTTCCACCACCTTTCCTTTCTTACCAATATTATATTTCTGCTCCAGAATCCAATCGCTCTTGTCCTTATAGGCAAGAACTTTGATCTGATTGAGTGGTGCAATATCAGTTACAGCATCTTCCTTGACAACCGTAATCAGTCCCCAGTCAGCAAGAAGGCGAACGATACGATTGCGACGCTGAACATCATTAACAGTTAAGTTTGCGTGCTTACCATCAAGGGCAAACAGTTCCTTAAAGTGAACGATGAAGTATCTACCTTGCTTGTGAAGAATATGGCAAGATTGATACAGTTTTTTCTCCTTTCTCGATGCAACTCCGATGCGAGTCAAAGTTTCACGAACTTTCAGAAAGTCATCAGGTTCATTAAGAATTACTTCTACCATCTGGTCCTGAGACCATTCAACAGTAGGTTCTACCGTAGTAGTCATTTTGTTCCTCCAATATCAAGTCGTTGTTTAATGAAAGTAAGTTGTTCTTGTGTCAGGATTTTCAGTGCTTGAGATGCTTTTTCATTACTATAGCCATAGTATTGTTTTACACATTCTAAGTCTTTGACTTTATCCTTTCGGAGCCAGGGAGAAAATCTCTTCCGTTTCCTAAGAGTATTTAGATAAAACGAATATTGCATATCTTTATCAAGTTGATGACGCATATTCATTTCATTTGCATACATCACACAATCAATATGTCCAGATAAGCAACGATTAATAATATATGGAGGATAAGATGAAATATCTTCCGATAAATCTTCTTTTGTAAAGTTAATTGAGTTTAACCAATCTTTAAGTTCGTAAGTCATCGTATAATTTGAATGTCATCATCATCTGTCCACAGTTCGACCTTAGTTCTAAACCTACTCTCTTCTTTAAGTTTTTCATATCGCTTAGTTGCTTTCTTTTTCCACCAAGAAATAATATTCTCAAGATAAAACTTATCCCAATTTGGACCTCGAACAAGTTCTTCTTGTTCACCTAGAATTACCTCACGTACATTTGAATATCCATACTCACAAAAATAAGTTCTTTTCTTTTGAGTAAGTGCAAATGCTGCGTCAATTACTTCATTAAACTCAGCAAGTTTTTCTTTATCTTGAAGAGATTTGCGAATAATAGAAATCATTTTTGTCTGGCGTTTCATCTTTTTCGACGACGCTTTATTATCAGTAAGAGGAGTATTGTTATTAAGAAGAGTAAATCTATCATGCAGAGTGTGAAATGCTTCGTCATGAAGAAGAGGTAAAAACTTACTTTCTGTTAGACCTTTATATCTCATAAATGGTTTTAAACCATCATACTGCGATGCATCTGTGGTGGAACCATAGAGAGATGTGGTTTCAAACAAAGCAATATCCTTCTCAAATACTTCATTGAGAGTTTCTCTTGCATAGTGAGAGCAGCAGAGAAGTGCAAGAAGTTTTCCTCCAAGATAATTGTATCCAAATGGTTGAGATGGAACAATTACAAATCCCATCGCTGCATGACGATTAAAGATAGAAAGATTAGGAACTTTACCTAACCATTCATTTCTTGGTTTTGAATTAATAGTAGGAGATCCAAAGCGAATAAAACCAAGAACTTTTCTAGTTTTCTTTTCAAACACCATCCAACGAAGTTCTCTTCCAGGAATATTTGACTCATTATTATGAGAAGATACTGCTCTCAAAAGAGTATTGTAATGTTCTTGTGGTAGTGACTGTTGGAATCTATCTCCAATAAACTTAATATCAAACTCCATGTCTTCAGGATGAATATCTTCATTGAAGAACTCATCATGAAGTGGTGCAAGTGTGTTAGTTCCACGAATGACTTCTTTCTTCACAAAACGCAGATAGTCTTCAATATTTCCCATCTGAGAGAAATACTTAATAAATTCATCTGCGGCCCACTGAGCATCTTGTTCGGAAATAATCATTATCAAACAATCAACTTTTTACTTGGTGATTTTATCACAGAAAACATTTGCTCATATTGCTCTACAATTTGTTCTTGTGCTTCAGAAATATAAACAACATATTTCTTAGAAACTTCAAGATCAATATTTTTATCTTTCAGAAGAGGGGACCATGGAGCAAATCCCATCTGTCCATTTCCAGCAGGAATAGCAACGATTGGATTGCGAATGATAATACTATCATCCAAATCTCCAACTTGGTCTGCGATAACATCTTCGCCAGACCACATACGAATTAATTTTACATTCATTTGAATTCACACTCCACCATAAGTTCAGTTAGTGCTGCAAGAAGATTAATTTCTTGATCAGCAACAAAGGCAATTTGATATTGGTATTTAGCTAGGATTAAAACTGATGCAGGAATAGAAGCAGGCACAAGAGCATCATAAAGTGCATCGTAAACTCTACGAAGAATTACAGAAGAATCATTGTCAAGATTAGCAGTAACCCACTTACGAACTTCTGCAAAATTTTTATCTTTCAAGTACTTGACAAGTTCAGTTACAGAAATGTCCGAGAAAGATGCAAGAATTCCTGAGTCGATTTTTCCTCCTGTAGAATACCTTTGGCACTCGTTGAGGACGCGACGAAAATCTGGAAAATGTTTGGAAACAAGTTCCGCAACGACTTTTTGATCATACTCAATCTTTTCTTCTTCCAAGATTGTCTGCAGTCGTTTGAAGAAACTTCCTGCGAGTTGAACCTTTTGCTTTCCTTTGATTGTGAAGTCAATGACTGCACAACGCGAGTGAAGAGGTTCGATAATCTTGTTCTTGTAGTTACAGGTGAAGATAAATCTGCAGTTGTTATAAAATGCCTCAATATTTGCCCGTAGTAGGAGTTGTACGTCGTTTCCTGTGTTATCAGCTTCATCGATGATGATGACTTTGTGTTTAGAAGATCCCGTAAGTGAAACGGTCGAAGCGAAGTTCTTTGCTTGGTTCCGTACAGTATCCAGGAAACGCCCTTCGTCGGATCCGTTGATGACATAAAAATCTGCTCCTAACTCATTACACAATGCTTTAGCAATTGTGGTTTTGCCAATACCAGGAGGACCTGCAAGAAGAAGATTTGGAATCTCACCCTTCTCCACAAACTCCTTAAATGTTTTTTTAGTTTCATCAGGGAGAATACAATCATCAATTACTTGAGGCCTGT